CATGGCCCTGGTTGCTGCCGGGGAACTGACAATCGCGCCAGCGGAGTAGGATAGATGTTTGGCTTCTCAACCTTCGCCCAGACCCCCTTCGCGGCGCTATCTGGGGCGATTGTTGAGGGTCAGGTTGCGATTGACGCCACGGCTGATTTGGCCGTTTCGGCCAATATAACAGCGGCAGGCGCGGCGCAGATTGATGGCGTTGCCGATCTGGCGGTTGCGGCCCAAAGGATACAGACGGGCCAGGTCGCCATAGACGGGGTTGGCGATCTAGCCGCCACGGCCCAGCGTATCCAGAATGGCGCTGTCGCCATAGATGGAGTGGCGGATGTAACGGCTTCCGGGGAGGTGGTTTACCTGGGCGCGGTGACGATAGAAGGCATTGGAAGCCTATCTGTCTCCGGCCAGATGGTTGTTTCTGGATCAGCGGCCTTTTCTGCCTCTGGCACCATGGAAGTATCCGCCATTCTCAAATGGTCAAACATTCCAGATGGCACAGAAATATGGACCCAATCGGCGGATTCCGCTACAATATGGACACCGATTGCAGATGGTTCAGAGGCTTGGACCCCAGCAGCCCCGGTGTCTAATACTTGGACAGCGATACCGGATGGCGCTGAGACATGGACAAGGGTGCAATAAATGGCTGATACCACCACCACCAACCTGGGGCTGACCAAGCCGGAAGTTGGTTCTTCTGCCGATAGCTGGGGCGGTAAGCTGAACACCGATTTGGATTTGGTGGACGCGGTATTTGCGGCGGCTGGTGGGGGCACGAGTGTCGGTTTAAATGTTGGTGCGGCTAAGACCCTAACTGTTGGTGGTACTCAAAATGTCACCGGCACGTTTAAGATAAGTGGGGCCACTTCTGGGGCTATTACCTTCGCCGTTCCCTCTGTCGCCGGAACTAATACCCTGACTTTCCCTGCCGCTACAGCAAAGGTCGATGCCTTCCCGTCCGGGACGGTGATGTTGTTCGCCCAAACGGCGGCTCCTACTGGCTGGACGAAATCTACCACGCATAATGATAAGGCGCTTCGAGTTGTCTCTGGTTCCGCCAGTTCTGGTGGTAGTGTGGCGTTTACCACCGCTTTTGTTTCTCAGGCTGTTGCGGGGACAGTGGGCGATACCACACTGACTACTGCACAAATACCAAGTCACACTCATACAGCAACCGTTACAGACCCAGGTCATAGGCACGCACTAAATGGTGGTAACTTAGGTTCTGGTAGTACGGGGTACGGGGGCGCCCCTGGGAATAATTCAAACGGTGAATATGCTACCACTGGGATAACAGTATCAAATTCCAGTACTGGTGGTGGTAGTTCCCACACCCACACCTTCACCGGCACCGCTATCAATCTCGCTGTTTCTTACGTCGATGTCATCTTGGCGACTAAAGACTGATGCAGATCGAAGCCAAACATAACTGCCCGCTAGATGGCTTTAATCCCTGCCGGAAGTTGGATTGCGCCTGGTTTATTCAGGTGCGCGGAACCAATCCAAACACCGGCAAGGAAGTAGATGAGTGGGCTTGTTCAATGGCTTGGCTTCCCATTTTGATGATAGAAAATAGCCAGCAGCAGCGCCAGACGGGCGCAGCGGTGGAAAGTTTTCGGAATGAGATGGTCCGGGCAAATGAGCAAACCGGGCAAATGCTTCTGGCCGTTAGCGGGCAGAAATTGATAGAGGGCTGAACCATGGCGCTAGATCACAACGAAACCGCCAAACATGTTGTGGACGCCATTTCAGTGGCCACGGTGATCGGGACATTGGCTCAGGTTCTGCCTGCTATTGCGGCGGCTTTTACAATAATCTGGACCGCAATTCGGATTTACGAAACCAAGACGGTCCAATCCATTCTGAAATGGAAGCGGTGAAGCGCAATGCCGTATATTCCGCTTAAACTCCCTCCAGGGATTTACCGCCAGGGTACGCAATATCAAGCCGCTGGGCGGTGGTACGATTCCAATCTGGTGCGGTGGATTGAAGGCACGTTGCAGCCTGTTGGTGGGTGGCGGAAGCGTCAGTATGCGTCTGGCGGTTCTTATGTGAATGTCCAAGTTACTGGCGTTATGCGTGGTTCCCATGCTTGGCGCGAGAACGATGGCGATACGGTTATTGCGGCTGGTGGTGCGGCGAAGCTATATGCTTTGAAGGCCAATACGGCGCCACAGAATATCACGCCGATCCGTGATACTGGTTCTCTGTCTAACGCCTTCAGCACGGTTTCTGGCTCGCCCACTGTTACGGTGGCGGATACCAGCCACGGGCTAACCACTGGCGATACTGCTAACTTCAGTTCCGGGACGGCGATTGGCTCGAGTGGGATTACGCTATCTGGCGATTACATTGTGACCGTTACTAACGCCAATGCTTATACGGTGACGGCTTCCAGCAACGCATCCACCACCGAAACCAACCAAGGCAGCGCGACTTACAAGTATGAAATCAGCGTGGGGCGCACGGATAGCCAGAATGCAGTTGGCTATGGCGTTTGGACCTATGGTTCAAGCACATATGGCACCCCGCGTCCTCAGTTGAATGCAGCGGGTGTATTGGACGCATCCACCTGGGCCTTGGACAACTGGGGCGAATATCTGGTGGCGTGCCGGTCTGACGAAGGCAGTATTTACGAATGGGACTTGGGCGCTTCTACACGGGCTGCGATTATCACGAATGCGCCAACCGATAATAACGCCATCATTGTAACCAGCGAGCGGTTTCTGTTTGCTTTGGGCGCGGGCGGCAATGGCCGCAAGGTCCAATGGTGTGACCAAGAAGATAACACCGTCTGGACGCCAGCGGCGACAAATCAAGCAGGCGATTATGAGTTGGCGACTTCTGGTAACTTGGTTTGCGGTGAGCGCACACGCTATGGCACCTTGTTACTGACAACCACCGATGCCCATTTGGCGGTCTATCAGGGTCCGCCGTTCGTATATGGTTTTGAGCGCATTGGTTTTGGTTGTGGGGTTATCAGTCCCCAGGCTTCTGTTAGCTTGGATAATGGCGCCGTTTGGATGGGTGATGGCGCCTTCTATCTTTTTGACGGTACGGTGAAGAAACTAGACTCAACCGTCAGCGACTATATTTTCCGCAACATTAATTACAACCAAACCGCCAAGATAGCGGCTTGGGTAAATGTGGATTATCAAGAGGTTTGGTGGCATTACCCATCTGAAGGCTCGTCTGAGTGCGACAGTTATGTGGTGTGGAATTACCACGAGAACACTTGGATGATTGGTAGTATTACCCGCACCACTGGGATTTCAAATGGCGTGTTTGAGAACCCTGTTCTGTTCGATCCGTCTGGTTATTTCTATGACCATGAGGTGGGCTACAACTACGATGGCGCCACTCTTTACGCTGAAGCCGGGCCGATTGAGTTGGGGAATGGCGATCAGATTATGGTCGCCAAACAGGTTGTCCCTGACGAGCGCAGCCAGGGTAGCGTGAGTGTGGAGTTTAAGACCAGGTTTGCCCCAGAAGGGGTAGAAACAACCTACGGTCCTTATACCATTTCGTCCCAATACACCGATGTCCGGTTCTCCGCCCGCCAGGTTTCCTTCCGGGTAGAGGCAGTAGAGTTAGGCGATTGGCGGGTTGGTAACTTCCGGCTTAACGCGCAACCGGGGTCACGCCGTTGAGATTGCCCCAGGCTCGCCCAGCATATTCTCAGATTGACGATCAGACGGCGCGGTCTTTGATTGAGCGCGCCGATGCGGAAAACCACAAGCGGAACCGCGATGTCGAAGTGTCCCCTGGTCGGCTGATCCTTCAGTCCCCGGATGGAACCCGATGGAGCATCGAGGTTTCTAATTCCGGGGTGATTTCGGCTTCGTCCCTATGATGCCGCTGGATGCTGAATTTGAGCGGTGTTCCGGCTGGCTCCAAGATGCCTTGGACTATGCGGGGAATACGCACGATCTGGCGGACGTTAAGGCTGGTGTAAAAGAGGGGCGGTTCACCTTCTGGCCCGCGCCGGAAGCCGCCATCGTCACCGAGATTATCGAATATCCGAAGTTTTCCGTGCTTCACGCTTGGCTGGTTGGCGGGCGGTTGGAGCAAATAGTCGATATGATCCCCTCATTGGTTGTTTATGGGCGGTCTTTTGGGTGTACCAAATTGACCGGCACCGGGCGTCCTGGGTGGGTTCGTGCTTTGAAAGCACAAGGATTTACAGGTATAATGACCACAGTTTCCAAGGAGATTACGCCATGAGTAAGGGCGGCGGAAAGCAGACCACATCCCAGACCCAGACTCAGAGTGTTGACCCTGAGTTCAAGGCCCGCGCCTTGGATGTTTATAACCGGGCACAGACAGTGGCTGATCGGCCTTACCAAGCCTATACTGGCGAATTAGTGGCGGGCTTTACGCCACAGCAGCAGCAAGCTTTTGGGATGTTTGAACGGGCGGCGACAGCAGCCCAGCCCGCCATAACTCAGGCCCAGGAACTAGCCCGCCGAGTGGGGGCGTATCAGCCCCAAACAGTGGCGCAAGCAATGGAGGGCTATCAGAACCCTTACACCCAGCAAGTGATCGACACCACCCTGGCGGATATTGAGCGTTCCCGCCAAATAGCCCAGAACCAAGGCGCGGCTCGGGCGGTGGCGGCGCGGGCTTTTGGTGGATCACGCCAA